CCCAAGAAATTTTCCCAGTTATTGGGTCTGCTCTCCAATCCATCTTACCACCAGTCATACCTAGTGCTGTTTGAGGACTAAGTAATCCATTTCTATTCTGATGATACCCTGTTTTTGAAGGGTCAATGTGTTCTCCAGAATCAGTATACATAGTGTCCCAACCCAAATCTTCATAGCTTATTCCACCAGAATATTTCCCTGTCCTTTTTATATCAGACATAATCTGTCTTTCAAGTTCTTCTTTCATTTCTGGTGTTATAAGATTAGGAGAAACTCCCATCTTTGCAGCAACAAGTTGAATTGCAGGAATTGCTGGAGTAAAGGCATTAAAGAGATTAGCTCCACCTTTCTTAATAGAATTAATTAAAGCAGGAGGTTTACCAAGAAATTTACTTAATCTTTCATCTTCATTCCAATTAAATATATTATTTAGTACACTCATATTATTTCATATCCAAACCTTCAACAACTGCAAACCAAGTAGCTCCGTTGTCGATTGTTTCAAAAGTAAGAACGTCTACACCACTTGTAGTTAGTGTAGGTGTAGTACCACCAGCAAACTTAACACTTGCGTGCCAAGGGTCTGCTACTGTACCACCATTCGTTAGTATTAATTTAAACTTACCATATACACCAGAGGTCGGTGCATTACTTATTGTGAATGAACCGCCACTAGCAAGTACCGCAGTAGCTACATTACCTAATGCAAAGTTAATTGCTGTGGCTGTACTGACTGTACCTATAGCATTAACAATCTCTGTTTGTTTCTTTGTCTTTAAGTTAGTTGTTGTACCTACAGCATCAGCAGTGACAGTCTTAGAAGCCTCTACTGTTCCTAGTGTGGGTACGTCATTATAGTTTAACTCTGCTGTTGTACCAGTATAGCCATCTATTAAATTTAATTCTGTATGTGTTGCTGTCATAGCACCTGATACATTTGGGAAGGTAGACCTAATAGTAGACTTAACCAATCTTATGTGGTCATCGCCTTGACTTCGTGGGTCTGTGCCTGTTGGATTTGTTACTACTAATCCATCTATATAAGTTGTTGATTCTAATGCCATATTATTTTCCTTTTGCTAATTGTGCTCCGAAATAGAACTCTATAATCATAGTAGCCCACCTAAAAATTTCATCCATCTTGAGCAATCCTTCTACAGTCGCATATTCTATAGTATCCGGTGTCAGTTGAAATCCTAAGAAACTAGCACCTTTGATTACTGTCGGTATTACAGTTGGAACATCAAAGTATACTGGTGCTACCTGTGTGAATATAACTAAACCTAATATGACAAATATAATTACTCTTCTATTCATAGCAGCCATAGGACTTTCTTTGTCTGCTCTATCCCTCGCCATATTAATAGAATCATTCCTCACTTGAAGTGATTGTATCATCAGCTTCTGATTCTCTGCTGCTGCTTGACTCTTCAAGGCAAACAACTTGCCAATAAATCCAAGCATTATAGGTGCTACATTTGTTAGAAATGCTATCATATGGCTATTCTAAATGCCTCTATTATTCCAATCTGAGTAATGATGTAGAAACCAATCGCACCATACACACTCCATTTAATCTGTAGCATACTATTATTAATCTTCTGAATACATCTATTAGTTTCATCAACACGACTAAACAACTTAGTTATTTGTGAATCGTGTCTGTCTAATGTCGTTTCCATTCTAGCAACTCTCTCTTCCATAATGTCCTTTACTTATTTGAGCCGATTGCACTACCTGTTAAGATTGCACCGAAGGCTAAGTGAAATAACCCACCGCCCATAAGGGTAAAGGGATTGTGTTGTCCTGTAAGTTTCTTCATCAATTCCATCTGTACTAATGTATCCTCTGTTGAATTTATTATGTCCATAAACTGCGAGATGTCTGGTCTATTAAGACCGTACCATATTGGTACAAATAGAAAATCGTAAAAGCAAATCAGTAGGTAGATTATTAATGCAGTCCATCGCCACCTAGAAGTAGACCTTTCTATCTCTGTCATACACAGGGAGGAGTACACATTAAAGCATCAACACCTATAGCCATCGCTGCTATGAAAACAATTATACCTAAAGCTATTAATATTATTGTTAGTTTACTCATCCTAGTTTCTTATCCGTAGATTTCTTTTTCTTAGTCTTGCTTTGATTAATCTGTTTCTTAATATTTTCTAGTTGTTTCTTAATCGCTTTATTCTGGTTTACTAATGTATTATTAGACTTCTTCAGTTTCTCTGATATGTTTGTAAGTTTATCAACTTGTACTGCTGTAATTGCAAGTGCCTTCATAACTTGTTGGAGGTTCATTTCCATACGCACTTGGTTTTCTATAACTGCTTTCTGATTGGACTGTTGGTATTCCTCATACATCGTAGTTACTCGGTGGTCAATTCCACTGACATACCAAAGCATTGCTCCAGCTTGAATTGCTATTGCCATTACTATTGCTAGAGGTACTTTCATTCCATTCATACTAACTCCTAATAATTATAAGAGGATGAAGGCTGATTACTTCTTAGAGCATCAAATAGATTTTCGTGTTGCTCCATAATCTCTTCATCTACTTTCAGCATCTCATCCATCTGTTCACGAAGTTTATCTGTCGCTCTTTCTAACTTAGAAACCTTATCATCAATAACTGCTTGTGTCGTTGATAGAGAGAATGTTTGTGTCATAGTCCAACCACCTAAAGCTATAAGCAGTCCGAGAAGTAACATTACAATCTGGTCTTTCAATTTCTAAACCATCTAAAATTCTGTTGTACTTTAATTGTGGGATTATCAATCTTATCAAACTTCGAGTTTGCACTTATAGATGTAGTGCTAGGAAAGACTGCACATCCAACCATTATTAATGCTGTTGCTATTAGTATTAGTTTAATTATCATTGCTAGTCCTTCTATAAAATTACGTGGCTATCACTTTTTTCATCACCAACTAACCCTGTTGGCATAATGTTGAATGACATAGAATATCTTGGTTGTTTAGATTCATTTACTTTAACCTTGTGATACAGCTCACCGGGAAATAATAATAAAAGTCCTTCCTTTGGAGTAAAAATCCATTCCCTACAATTCAACATATTATATTCATTAGGAACTAAATTAAACCTTCTATCAGTTAAATCTTGGAATACAATATCACCACAATTTGGGGGAGTTTGTAAATACAAAATACCACTCAAAAAACAATTCAAATGGCTATGAAGTTGAGCTCCTTCACCATCATCTATTTTAATAAACCAAGATGTAGTAATCTTAAACTTGTTTGTATACCCCATTACATCGTGCATATAAGTATGCAATTCGTTTAAGATAATATCTTTTAAAAACTTAAACTTATCTTCATCCAAAACCTGTAAAGCCTTTGGACCTGTGGTATCCATTCTTTCACCACCATTCACTTTTGGCTCAAAAGGCAATCTAGGAGTATCTATCATAGATACAATTTTATTTGTATCAATATCCAATTCATTATAGTATACTGCTTTCCCAAATAATGGGTATGTAGCTGCACTCATATTATGTTGGCGGTGTTGTTTCTACCCAACTAGTTGTATCTTCATCCCATTTATATATTTTGCCATCGTCAGGCATAGATGTAGGTGGATTCCACATACAAGTAGTTTCATTAAATACCCAACTTGGAAATTCGTGTGGTTCAATAAAAGCATCTCTTGAGGCATCATAAGTATCCCCTATTCCTGCATAATTCTTTCTAAAAGGCGTACCACCTAATTTATGTACACCACCATAAGTATTGTAAGAAGTTTGTTTCCAAGTACCACCTAAGAAGTTATTACACCAGTTTTCACCATCAGCTTCATTCTCATCATCAACTACAATCACTCTAGTGACTATGTTGTTTTCATCTAATTCTGCAAAATGTGCCATATTAACTCCTATTGATATTTATAGCGAAGAATAACTACGCCTGAACCACCTGAACCACCATTACACTGTCCACTATTAGCTCCAGAATAGCCACCAGCTCCACCACCACTTCCATAGTTAGCTGTACCAGAACCACCAGTTGCATTTGCGTTTGAACCATTACCTCCACCGCCTGAACCACCAGTTCCAGCAGTTCCTCCGTGTCTACCTCCACCGCCTCCACCAGCACGTGTTACGGAAGAACCTGTTATTGAACTAGCTCTACCAGAGCCACCATTACCACCATTAGTGCCAGTAGTACCACCATAGTCTCCCTTAGAAGCAGCTCCACCGCCTCCACCACCGGGATAGCCACCCATATAATTTATACCACCGCCACCACCAGCATAGCCTTGGTTAGCTGTTCCACCACCTTTGTTATTATCAATACTAAAGCCACCAATTCCGTAGCCTCCACCACCTGAGCCACCAGATTGTCCACCTGAATCACCAGCACCAGTTGCATTACCACCACCGCCACCTGAATTAGATTGAAGGGAGTTCCAAGTCGAATTATTTCCTTGTCCTCTACTACCTGAACAACCTGAAGAACCACCAGCACCTATTACAACTGCAAGAGTTCCAGTCGAACCTAATGTCACAGCAGTTTCAGATGAACCACCGCCACCTGAAGTTTCACTATTGTATGAATTACGATAGCCACCAGCACCTCCAGCACCACCGCCAACTCCACCATTACCCCAACCACCACCGCCACCACCAGCGATTATTAAGTAGTCAATATCTGTACCAAGATTTGAAACAACAAAGTTACCACTAGACGTAAAGGTGTGAATCTTGTAATCACCTGAAGTAGTTACAGTACCACCTGTAGCTGCAGTAACAGCAGCAGTTCCTTGAAAATCTGCGTGTATTTGAATCTCACCACTAGCTGGTGCATTACCTTTACTATAGTATTCACTTAAAGCGTGAGGTGCGTCACCACCAAATTCAGTAGCAATATCTTGCATACTAACTTGTCCTGTACCTATAGCCATTATTTCTTCTCCAGTTTCTCTACTTTAGCAGTAAGCTCCTTGATTGCTTCAACGAGTATTGCTGTCATAGAATCATAATGTAATGTCTTGTATGATTTATCATCACCAGTATGAAGTGGTAATTTCCTTTCACTAACTGCTGAAGGCATAACCTTTTCAACATCCTGTGCGAGTAAACCTGCTGATGCTTTATTACCTTTCAAGTAATTGAATGTAACACCTTTAAGTTGTTTGATTTTATCCAAAGCAAATTCAACTGGATTGATATTATATTTTAGTGTTGCATCTGAGATAGTAGTTGAGTAAGCAATTACATCGCCATCAACGTGTAAATCACCATCAGCCTCAAGTCGCATTTCTTCGTTACCATTTACAGTAAAGCTAGTGTGTGAATTATCAGTCCAACTAATTTTATCACCAACATCTAAACCAATATTGCCTGTTGCATATAAATTACCTGTTACTGCTACACCACCAGCAGTTGTTTCAAATTTCTTAGAACTGTCGTGGTAAAGGTCTACTGCTCCATCAGCACTTCCTTGTACCATAGTTTCGCCAGTATATTTTCCTAAAATTATACTATTAGAACGAATATATAAATTACCTGTTCCTGCATCATCTACATATGAATGTGAACCATCGTGGTATAGTTGTAAATCATCACTATCACCAAGTAAAACTTTAGAACTGTCACCTAAATGCACACCACCAGTAACAGTCTGTAATTTAAGAGCATTGTCATAGTAGAGTTTTACTGCTCCATCATCTTGACAAACAATACTATTTTCGCCTTGTTTAGCTTGAATTGAAACATCACCACCAGTATCACTTATAATTAAATCACCAGTTGTGTTGGTAATATATCCGTGACTACCACTATGGTATAATTCTAAATCACTATCAGTACCATAAATATCTTTAATACTATCATTATGTATAGTGCTACCTGTCATCGTACCACCAGCTTTCGGTAACGCTGCGTTAGCTGTAGTTGTTGTAGAGGTTAAGACTGCATCTCTAGTAGCAATATCTACACCATCGAATGTACTATTAGTTGTTATAGCACCAGTCATAGCACCACCTGCTTTTGGTAGAGCAGCTCCAGCAGTTGTGGTTGTACTTGTTAGTATTGCATCTCTAGTAGCAATATCCACTCCGTCAAAAGTAGAGTTCGTGGTAATTGCACCTGTCATCGCACCGCCAGCTAGAGGCAGTTTTGCATCTAATTGTGTTTGTACTGCACTCGTTACTCCGTCTACATAGTTAAGTTCAGTGTGTGTTGGGGTTACAGCACCTGTTACATTAGGTAGTGTAACCTTCAACACATTCTTTATACCTCTTATATGGTCATCACCTTCAGAGACATTATCGCCTGCAGCTGGATTTGACGAGTTGAGGTCATCAATGTACTTAGTGCCTGTTAAGTCTTCTAAAGCCATATATTACTCCTTTATGCTGAAGCAGCTGTTACTGTTACAGTTACCTGTAGAGTGTCACCAGAGATGACTGCACGTGCAGAACTGAAGTCAACTACACCGTAAAGTGTACCACCAGTTCCTGTTGCTGCTGTATTTAAAAATGCACCAGCTACTGTCGCTGTTGCGTTAATTGTAAAGTCCACGCTTGTTCCATTAGTCATACTACCACTTGAAGCTGCACCTTCTGTCCAAGCTGGTCGATTACCAGAATAGCCAGTAAGTTCTGCCCAGCTTGAGTGTGATGCCATAGTATCTGCAGCTACTGGTGTACCAGCAGCTTTTAGACCTATGTACCAAGTTGTGACTTGTGTACTTGCGTGAAATTGTGTATCAAGAATATGGTTCAATCCTACTGTCGCAATTAGGTTCTTTTCATTTTCTTCCCATTTGACGTTACCGTCTTTATCAAGGCAAGTAACTTTCCAGAAGTTAGCAAGCCCTAAGTTTACATTATCCAATGTATTCATTATTATCTCCTTTAGAGTTGTTGTTGTTATTCATCTGGGTCACTTACCTTAGTCCAAGTAGAACCAGTATCTTCTGTGACATCATTCCACAAGAAGTTGTTGATTGAAGTAGTGTTGGATGCCATAGCAAGACCAATGCTCTCTTCAAAATTTATATTAAATTTCATATTCTGTTCATTAGCCACTGTTATGGATTCTACATAAATAGCATTTGCAGCTCCAGTTTGTGTATTGCTAGTAGCAAGTGTTACTTCCACTGGTATCAACATATCTTCGGCTAAAGCAAAAGTTTCATTTGCAGCTAAAGTGGCTGATACTGGTATCACCATATCTTCGGCTAAAGCAAAAGTTTCATTTGCAGCTATTGTAATAGACTGTGGCATTAAAGCCAAACCAGTATTACTAGAATTTGCAGTAAGAGTATAAGTGGCTGATACTGGAATAGCTATAGTTGCACCTGCTGATACTCCAGCAGACATAGCCAATAATGCAGAAGGCATCATTGTTAAATCTTCTGCGTTTAGCTTACTAAGCATAACTTGAGTTATGTTAGCAGCAACCGATAAAGCTACTGGTGGTGCATATCCCCAAGAACTTGTTGTATTTGACCAAGTATCTGTATCTAAATCCCAAGTAGTTGTTCCAGCTAAAGGGAAGTTAACAGTAGTGCCAAATGTTATAGAGTCTACATATAATTTATTACCAACACTTGTTAATCCTTCTGTAGTAGCAAGTGCTATGGACTCTACAAATACTTGTTGACTTGAAGGAGTAAATCCTCCAGCAAGACCCATAACTGCCTCTGCTACTTTTAGAAATCCACCAGTACCAGTCATAGCAGATTCAGCAGCTAATGTTGCTGTGCTTGGATAATTTGCTAATCCAGAATCTACTTGTGTTACATTAGAAGCCAGTGCTACAGAATCTGCATAAGTTACATTAGCCCATACATTTCCAGTATTGGTCCAAGTAAAAGCATCAGCAGACCAAGTGCTTTGAGCCACTAGCCTTCAACTCCAGAGTATATATTCCTTACTCTCATCGCTGAACCGGAATGTCTATCTCTATCATCTGCATCTTGTATTTTCTTAATAGAACTACTATAAGCGTTTAACCATAAAGCAATCCTTTCATCATTCTTAATGAAAGGCTCTGCCTCTAATAATGCACCATATAATAATACATCTGGTGCGTTTGTCGTAAGCCAGTTGTTTGTTACAGTACCTGAAGTACCATCACCTAATGGTGTAAATTTCTCATAGAAAGCCATCTCAACTGTATAGTTAGAATCTGGTATAGGTGCTAGTTGTATCTCGTCACCTATTAATGTATAAGCTCTAGGCTTACCTGTTGTACTACTGCCATATAATCTATCCAGCATCTCTGGTGTTATATATTCAAGTGGTGCAGTAGGGTTTGTATTTAGTTGTATGTTACGCATCTGGATGTAACCACCGGGCAAATTAAAATACTGCTGACCTGATGTGGTTTCCATTATACTTCTTACTTCCATAGGGCGTATGCGTAAATCCCTATTAAGCCTAGCTTCTGCTAGAGTTATGAAGTCTGGTATCCTAGATGTTAAGTCTGACCTGTCCAGCCAGTCCGCTACTGCATCTTTTAATTCTGTAAATGTACCTAGTGCCATTATACTTTTCCTTTAGTAGTTCTCCAAGGAGCGTTGTCTGGGTGGTTTAACCACTCTCTCATCCTTTCTTGGTTTCCCCAAACCTTATCTCTCATCATCTTCTCTACTACAATCATAGGTATACTAGCTACCTTGTGTGAAAAAGCTGAGTCACCTTTATACTTAGTATGGGCTGTATGAAACTTATCGTTATTGTTTAGGTCAGATACCTTCTTTAGTGCTCTGTCATCTTGTGCACTAACCAGTGTAAGACTGCCATCTAAGTTTGTTATTAAATCTGATTTTACTGTCATATAATAAACCACCCCAGTTGCCTAGGGTGGGTTAGTTGGTTAGTTATTAACCAGTAGTGTAACGTATCTTACCGTTAGCAGCTTCGTTGCCACAGCGTAGACCGTACTCAACTAGAAGCATCTTCTTCTCACCGTCACCAGCTCTTGCAATATCCACAGTTTGGAAATCACGCAAGTAGTCAACTGACCACATATCGTGGTCTAAGAAGTAGACAACATCTTGGTCACAAAAACGGTCTAGCATAATGTTGAATGTACCAAAGTCTGATACATATACATCAACCGCATTTTGGATTGTTGTGTTACCGTCTGCTACTGAGCGAATTGCATCAGCACGACCTGACATTGCTGTTACTAACTTCTTGTTAGTCGCACCAAGTAGGATAGTTGATGGTTCGCCACCAGCAGTCCAAGTAGACTCAGCTACTGCAAGTATATCAGCCTCAACAACCGCAGCGTGTGTGCCAGAAGTACCAGCATCAGTTACGTTTGTTGTGATGAAATTTGCAGCACCTCTAGTCTCACGTGCTGTAGATGCGTTACCCGCAGCAGCAGCGTTGTCAGCTAGTAGTGAGCCTTCCATATCACGTTTTAGTTCTTTAGAAGCCTTCGCTAGCTGATGAGCTAGTTCAGATTTCTTACCAGCGTTGTTTACTGCTTCGTGTGAACCAGAAACCTCAACAACTTTCTTAGAAATTTGTGTTTGGTTAGTGACTCTAGCAGTTACGGTAGTTGCTGCAGTTCCTGCATCAGCTCCCTCAACGTGATAGTTATTTATTACAGCTGCAGCGAGTGCATCTGTTTGCCACTCAAATAGAGTGTTAGATACTGAACCCTTGCCAGCAATACTGGACATAAAAGGTGTATCTGTGGGTGAAATATCGTATATTACATCAGACAAATCCTCTCGAATTGCTACTGCATCATACGTTTTAAAGGCTGTTGCCATTATTATTCTCCGTTAAAGCATATCATAAAATAAGGAGGCGGCATCATCTTGCTTGCCAGTCTTCCTCAACCGAGCACGCTTTTTCTTTTGGTTTTCAGCAGCTGTATCTTCCTTCGATGTTCCTCTTCCAGCTTTTTGTACGTTGGGAACTTTCTTGACTGCTTTCCTCTTCGGAGATACTTTCTTGGTTAGCTTATCAAATTCCATAGCTTTCTTAATTACTAAGACACTACGGTGGTCTGCTAACTGATTTATCTCTTCTGGTCTAAAGCCTACTGAAGTAGCATACTCTTGTATGTCCTTCTTAATAGTAGAGTCTTTGTCGTTCCACTCAGGTAAAGCAGCTACGAGTCTAGCATATTCTTGTTGAACAAACTGTCCTCTTGCTTGATTAGACGCAGCCTGTTGCTCTTGTTGTATTAGAACTTGTTGCTGTGCTGCATTGTTTACTCTTTCCTGAGCATCTCTGTACTCATCCTTCTTTAGCATATATTGATATGGGTCTTCCTCTTTCATAGTT